TTGCTGGCAAAACAATGAACTTCTTCCCCATTGTAGGCGATGGTTCTGAGACTGCCCCATTTGTTGTTTATACAGTTTCAAGTTCCATACCTACACCGGAGGCTTGGTGGAATAGATATGACGCTATAACCTATTCCATCTACGACACCAATATTGATAGAATGCTACAGATCGGGGAAAGGTTTATTTACCTTTTGTCCAAAGGCGACGAGATATCTCAGTCATCTGGTAAGGAGGGAACAGATGTTCGTCTGCTTTCGACTTACTTCGTAGGCTCGACGCTTCAAGATGCAATTGAAAAAGATGGCTGGTTCACAATGAATTTAGAGTTTATTATTTACTTCGTACCGGAATGATTATGGTATTATAAACAGATATGAAGTATACTACAATTACATACGTAGGTAAATCTGGTGGCGGTTTCTTCGCAAGAGTCGGAAAGATCGTTTACGAATTTGAATGGCAAAAGGGTTTAGGGATTGGAAATAAGCCTGGAGAAGTGCGACCAGATCACGTAAAAAAGATCGCTAAATGGCGTGATAAGAAGGGCAAAAGAATTTTTGTTCTTGAATAGGAGGATTAAAAAATGCCGGGTTCAAGCTCAGTAAATACCGCTAATATCGTAGTGGGCGAGGCCGAGGTCAAGGTTGGTGCTTCAAGCCTCACTATGACCAATTCGGACTTTGATTCGCTTACTTCGGTAGGTGCAACTCAGGAGGGCGTTGAGATTTCTTGGGAGCCAGACATGGTTGACATTGAAGTCGATCAGTATGGTGACGCTGCTAAGGTCATTCAGTCAAGAGTAAAGGTCATGCTTAAGACCACTCTTGCCGAGGCTACCCTCAACAACCTTGCTATCGCTTGGTCATACGACAATGTTGATGACGGCGCTGATGTTCTCGTAGATAACGATGGCTCCAGCACCAAGACCTTCATGTTCGGTGTACAGAATGTATACCCATACGAGAAGGCTGTTCAGATTGTTGGCAACGCTCCGGGTTCGAATGCTGCAACCACTCGTACTCGTAAGTTCAACACTAAGCGTGCAATTTCGTTTGAGTCGTCAAGCGTTTCGATGAAGCGTGCAGAGGCTACTACCTTTGCTGTTTCGTTCCGCATCCTGCCTGTCTCTGCTGACACCAGCTATGAGTATGGCAAGATCATTGATCAGACCGCCTGATAAAAAAACAATCATAGTTCACAGGAATTACCCTCCAATATGCTATACTGCATATTCGGAGGGTTTTCCTCTTATTACTAGTCTTAAGGAGAAAAATGGCACAGAATAAGGATCTGCACGGCGGTACTGAAATCGTCTTTGCAGATGGCATCAAGAGAGTTATTAAACCTCTTACAATTAGACAACTTCGTAAGTTCATGAAAGTCGCAAGCCAGTTAAAGACTGATGACAGCGCTATGGATGATGAAGATATTGACAAGATGGTTGAGGCAGCAGGTATTGCGCTGGCTAAAGTTGATCCAGAACTAGCAGAAGATCCTGATGCTCTTGAGGACATTCTTGATCTTCGTTGCTTTGGTGAACTTATGGCTGCTGCTATGGGTGGTGACCCAAACGACTGACGGAGGGGGACTCGTCAAATAGCGGCGAGCCTATGACTTGGGATGATATCCCTCTCCTAAAATATGAATCCGAGTTGCTTGTAAAGACCGGTGCATGGAAAAGTCTTCTTGAGTTAGAGGAATCTCTTACTCTTGACGAACTTTTTCTGTTATACCGGGCATCTAATTATGAGTTTTCAATGAGTGTAAAGGCTTATGCTGCTGGCATGGGAGCCGAAGTCGATTGGTATGAAGACTGGTATGAGGAATCAAAGCCTGAAGATAAAGAAGTTTTGGAAAGCAATGATTTGAGATTCATCCCATTTGGTTTGGGTTATGAAGCATAGTATTGTTTTGCTTTATTTAGCACAAAATGGGATAATTAGTATTGGTGAACTATGGCCGATCAAGACATTAGGGTAAATGTAGTTGTAGACGGCGAAGATGGCTTAAAGCGTCTTTCTTCGTCTTTAAAAAACCTTACTCTTAACCTTGGTGGTGCCGCCAGAGTTACCAGAAGCCTTGATGCTACCCAGAGAAACCTGACTAGGATTATTGGTAATGGTTCTAAGGGTCTCGGAGATCATGCAAAAAATGTACGTCAGTTAGCATCTAATCACACGGCTCTTAGTAAAGAAATAAAGAGAATTAATGTTGACTTAAAGGCTTTAAGGACAAACACTAGGCTTACTGATAAAGAATTTAATTCTCTTAATAAAGGTCTTAAGGCTGCGCGTAGCAACTTTAGAAGCTTAAGGGCTAGAACTTTATCTTCAGATCTTAGAAGTATTGGTATTGAGATGAAGCGTCTTGGTAAAGATGCTCAGTTCGTTGGTCGAAGCCTTATTATTGGTCTCACTACGCCACTATTAGCATTTGCTAACAAGGGACTTTCTGCTTTCACCTCCTTTGAGCGAGAGCTTGTAAGACTTACTAAAATTCTTGGACCTACTTTTACTGGCATCAAGGAAGTCGAGCAAGCTACGCTAGACCTTAGTAATGCTTTTGGTATATCAAGAGATTTGATTACTGGCGTAACTGCTGACTTTGCTGAACTTGGCATCAACAGCGCCGATGTTCTTAATGGACTAACTAAGTTGTCAGCAGAAATGTCTATTTTGGGTTCTATGGATGTTTCTGAGGGGCAGCAATTAACTCAGACAATGTTCTTGGGAACTATTAGAACAATTGATAAGATGTCTAACACTTTCTTGAGTGCCGCAGAGAAGCATGAAATGGCTCTCAAATCAGTTACATCTCAGATGTATCTGTTTAACGCTATTGAAAACATGACAGCTTTGTCATTCAGAGACATGGCTGATTCGCTACCTGAAGTGACTGCTGCAAGTCATGCTTTTGGTCTTTCTATGACTCAATCCGCTGCCCTGCTAGCACCGATGAAGGCTGCTGGTATTGAAGTTTCTGTTGCAGCAAACGGTATCAAGGTTGCTTTGCAGAGACTTGTTACGCCGACTAAGAAAGTTCTTGGTCAGATGGATGACCTTGTTGAAACATTTGGCAATCTTGCCCCTGGTTTGGAGGAGTCGTTTAATAAAGTTACCGGTGTTGGAATGTCATCTCTTCAGGGTCTTATTGATACGACTTTGGAACTGCGTAGAGTTGCTGATGATGAGACAATTTTAACCTTCTATGCTGACTTGTTTGGTAAGCGTCAGTCAACAAGAATGTTGACGGCAATTGAGAGCATGGCTCAGTTCCAACGGGAAATGGAAGGTGTTGTAAAAACTGCTTCGGGGACAGAGCCTACATTCTTGAACAGAATGATTGGTGATTTGAATAATATGGCAAGAGCAGCAGAGGCTGCTACTGGCGGTATGGTTAAAAACATTAATAATGTTGAAAGTTTAACACTGGTTACCAGAGTCGCTGTTGCTGAGGCCGGTCAGTTTGTTGAGGGCTTTGGAGAGGTTGCTGAGGCAGATATCGCCGCCGCTAGACAGGTTCGTCAAGAGTTTAGGAATTATATAGAAGATCTCAAGACTGGTGAGGGTATTGAGGCAATTGAGCAGGTTACCAGTGAGGCCGGTAAAGCGTTCTTGGTTGAGCTTGCAGGTGCCGCAAACGCTCAGGCTATTGCCCAGCAAGAGTTGGATACCGCTTTAAACTCTACTGCTGTTGCCGTTGACAGAATGAAGATTGCTTTCAAGAATGCCGCCGCAGACTTGGTTAGCACTTTTGGTGAAGACATTAAGGCAATCTCTGAGAGGGTGCTTGAATTTAGTCAATACATTCAAGATTTGCCTTCATCAACTAAGAGAATGATTGCCGCTGTAGCAGCCGCAGTTGCGGCGATTGGTCCTCTTGTATTTATCTTTGGTCAGTTAAGACTTGCTGGTGGTGTTGCTCTTACAACCATGATGAAGTTTGTTCCTGGTTTAAACAATTTGGGTATTGGTGCTGTCGCTGGCGCTTCTAAGATGCTGTATCTTAAGAATGGTATTACCGTAATGGGTGACAGCATTGTCAATACTAATAGCAAGTTTGCAACAATGATTGCAACGATTGCTAGTGGAAATGGCCCTATCGCCAAGATGGCTCAAGGCTTCGGTCGGGCTACGGGGATGCTTAGTAAGCATGTAACTGCTGCTGACGATGTTGTGAGAAAAGTTGGAGAACTTTCAACAAGTGCTGATAAAGCGACTAAGGGAATGCTTGGACCGAATTTAGGTAGCCCATCTGTTGTTGATAAAAAAATTGGAACTGTTACCCGTCGAATTAAAACTGATGCCGCTGGTGATTCTACAACAGAATACTTTAGACAAGTTGGCAAAAGACAGTTAGCAATTAGTGCTGCGGAAAGAGAGTTTTTGGAGGGATACCAAGAGCCAGCCCCCAGCCGAGGACGCCTGAGAGATAGGGCGCAAAGAAGAGTGAGGGGTGCTGGCAGGGCTGTTGCTGCTGCACCGGGCAAGGCTGTTCAAAGAGCTATGCAGCCAGCTACTAAAGCAATTGGAATGGCTAACGCTGAGGCTAAAATCTTTGGTAAAGAAGCACCAGGTGCATTTAAGAAAACAATGATTTCTATTAAGTCGATGAGTGGATCTATAATTAAAGCAACGAAGATCACCAAGCTCTTTAGATTCGCAATGATGTCAATTGGTATTGGAGCAATAATGGCAGTAGCCGCTGCGGCTATTTTCTTTGTTATTCAAAACTTTGATGCTTTGAAACAAAAGGCAGTGCCGCTTCTTGAAAGTCTTAAGACTGCGTTTAATGTTATCAAAGAGGCATTGAAAGCACTCATTGCTCCTATTTTTGATCTTATTGCCTCTCTTTTGAATATGGGGCCGGGTGGGGCTGGCGGCAATGCTGTTGATGGCTTGGGCGGAATGATGACTAAAGTTGGAACTGCCATTGAGGCTATCGCTAATGCTTTCAAATGGGTTGTTGAAAATATGATCGTTCCTGTTATACGCATTTGGACTGAATACATTTACATTGTTGTCGAAGCAATTGTTGGAATTGTTAAAGCAATTATTAAAATGAAAGATAATGTTGGTCAAGGTTTTAAAGATCTTGGCCTCGTTCTCCTTGGTTTCTTTGAAAAATTGCTTTCTTTCATTGCTCCAGTCCTTGCAAAAGTTAGTGATATATTTTTTGACGTTGTTAAGTTTATAGTAAACGTTTTTGAATTTGGAATTAGAGCGGTAGTTGAGATTATTTACTTTATTCCAAATGCAATTATTTGGGTCGCTAGAAAAATTGTAACTATCTGGAGTGCTCAAGTAAACTTTATGGCAGAAGTCTTTAGAACTTTAAGCGTTGTTGTTGGTGAAGTTCTTGGAACAATTGTTGATGGCATCGCTGCTGCTGCTCAAGCTGCCGCTAAAGGTATTGAATATTTATCTCTTGGAAGACTTAAGTTTACTCCTATGGAGAATGCTGGACAAAGTGTAAGAGATTTCTTTACTGATATTGGAGACGGTGCTGTTGCACTGGCAGACACTGCGACTAGCAAAATTGAAGAAGTATTTAAGTCTGTTGACGATACTCTTGACGATTTTAAAGGCAGCGTTGTTGACGGTATTCATTCAATGTCTGACGGTATTGATTTCCTAAAGGAAAAAGTTGGAAATTACTTTAGAGGTTTAACAAGAGAAAGAAATGTAGCAGAGGGTGCTGGTGCGGAGTTGATGGATGCTCTGTCAAGCGGTGTTGAAGAGGAAGCCGATGAGGTGTTTGAGCCTTTGGTGCCGGAAGCAGAGAGCGCTGGCGAGGATGCTGGTGATGCTTTTGCTGACAAGTTTGCAGAAGCATTGAAGGAACTTAAGCAAAGATTTGTTGATCTTGTTGGTGATGTTTTAACTGATGAAATTAGCAATGTTGCTTCTAATCTAACAGATGCGCTTCAGGCTCAGAGGGATGCTGCTCTCAAGGTGTTTGATGATCAGTTATCAACTATTGAGGCTCTTGGTAAAGCGGAAGAGTCTTTGCTGAGGCAGAAAGAGTTTATAGCAAATCAAAAGAAACTTATTGACGAAAGAGAACTTAATCGTCAGAACTATGTTAGAAATCGCGCTTTGGCTATTTATGAGGGTCGCATTGATGACGCTCGTATGCTTGACCTTGAAGAGCAAAAGTCGCAGTCTGATCACGCAAGTAGTCTTGAAGATCTTACAAGAGAGAGAAACAATGAGTTAAGAAAAGAGAATCTTGAATTCCTTAAGGACCAAATTAAGGAGACTCGCAAGGAGGCCGACGAGTTCTTCAAGGCCCAAGTTAAGGCATTTCAAGATGCTGCTAAAGAAATAACTAAGTTTGCTCCACAGACTATTGAGGATTATGAGCGTCAACTTGGGGAGCTTAAAGATAAAGCTACTGATTTCGTAGTAGAAAATGGCGCTGAGTTTAAGAAGACATTTGACAATATGCGTCAAACGATTAGACGAGACATGCCTAATAAAGTTGTAGGAATTTTTGAGGATAATCTTGATGATCTTTTAGATGAGGCTAAAGCGAAATATGGTCTGAATAAACAATCTGACAGTGTTATCGGTGCAACCATTTCTATGTTGACAATGGTTGGTGATGAGATTGATTCTGACACTTATATCCATGAGAGTTGGACTGGTCTGTTAAACCAGATGACTCATGAGATTATTAGAACTGGCGCTGGGAGCATAACTGAGGCAATAGTTAACTATGGTCCTCAGGCAGTTCTACTTAGGGCAATTGAGTTTGCTAACGAGACCATTCTTCACGGCTGGAGGGGAACTATCGACCACATGATCTCTGAAGTCGATGGTCTTGCTGGTCTTATGGACCCAGTGATTCAGGAAATCCTTAAGGCTCAACTTGCTTATGAAGCCCTCAGAGACGCTGCTTCTGCCGCTGCTGACGCTCAAAGAGCCACTGGCACTGGTGGGGGCGGTGGAGGTGGTGGCAGTAAGCCTGTCTCTATCAAGACCCCAAGCCAGATTGCCGAAGAGGCCGCTCAACTCTATGCAATTGAAGCAGCCGCTAACCCCTCTATTGCTGGTTACCTGACCAAGCCTAAAGTTGAGTATGCTGTTAGGCAGGCTACTGCTGCAAGGGCTGAGGCTTATGCTGCTTCTGTCCGTCCACCAACAGATGCCGCTTATAGGGCAATTACAAGGGCTGCTCCTGCATCGGCTGGCGCTAGAATGTTGATGAGGGCTAACGGTGGGTATGTACCAGGGTTTAGGTCTGCTGGTATCCCAGCAGTTCTTCATGGTGGAGAGTATGTCTTAAACGCTAAAGCTGTTCAAAATCTTGGCATCTCTGCTCTAAATGCTATTAATGGAACTAGGTTCAGCAACCCAGGCAAGATGACTGGTGAAGGCGCTGTGACGACCATAAATAAGACTGAGAACATAAACATCTATGTTGACAACTTTATTGGTGAAGAGAGATGGTTTGAGACTATGATGGATAGCTACAATGTTAAAGTCAAGCCTATTAAGGAGAAGTCAAGGGGCGAAGAGGTAAGGGTGTTTAACTCTTACAACTACAGGACAGGTAGATAATGCCTGCAATTCAGAACCAACAGACATCTCTGGCTGTTTTTGTGTCCATAAATGGAACAGAGTTAACTAATCATAATAGAACTGTTTCTATTGCTGAAGAAACAAATGTTTCTGATGTAGAAACTTCTGCTGGCCGATTGAAAAGATTTTATAAACCAAATAAGAGGTCTCTTTCATTTTCATTCAATTATTTACCTAATAATGGTGACAAAACTGCGGACGGCAGGGTTGCAAGGGATTTTATAGAAAATCTTGTTAGGACTGCTCCCAAAGTGCTTGTTAATTATAAGGATGACCCAACAGAGGCGAATAAACAATTTTACGGCTTCATAAGTTCATACTCAGAGCGAATTGTAAGGAGGGATCTTCCTACACAATGTACTTATTATGACGTACAATTTAATATAGAGGAAGTCTAATGAGTGCATGGAGTCAACCTACATATTCATTAACCCTTGATGTTACCGGTGTACGTTTTTACGGTGACGATGTAACTATTGTTAGTGCTGCGGCTTCTCTTTCCGCAGAGTCTGATTTAACTGTAACAGGTACAGAAATACCGTTTGGTCGAATTGTTTGTGAGGGCACAGCGACCGCTACAGTTTCTGCGACAAAGATCGCTTACGCCTCTGTTTCGACAAGTATTGACTGCACCGTAATTGCGGATCTGTCGGAGAGACAAGACGCTCTGCTTGTGGTCAGCGGGGAAGTGACCGTTGCTGTTTCAGCCCTTAAGATTCCTGGCATTGCAGAATCTTATAGTGGTGAGGCAACAGTCGCTGTTGCTGCACAGAAGACGACTTTTGCAACTGTATCTGCTGATGGTGAGGGAACTGTATCTGCTACCGGTACTGAAATCGCTCTTGCTGAATCGGCTGTTAGTATTGAAAGTAATGCCACAATCAGCGCAAGCAAGATTGCATTTGCTACTGCAACTTTGGATGGTAATGCCATCACTGTTACTGTTGCTGCTGAGATTCTTTATGCTCTGATTCTTCTTAGCGGGAGTTTAAGCACAACTGTCTCTGCTATTAAGGAAGCCTTTGCTTCTTCGTCGTCAAGTTCGGAGTCTGATGTAACAGTAACGGCTACTGAGATTCTTGAAGCATCAAGTCAGATTGATGCGACAAGCAGTGCTTCGATTACAGCACTAGAAATACTATTTGCAAGTTCTGCAACTTCAGGTGAACTTACATCTTCGGCGGTGGGTCAGAGATATGCTATTGCCACCGCTGCTCCAACAATAGAGAGCGATGTTGCCGCGTCTGCTCTTGAGATTCTAAATGCTTCATCTGCTATCAGTATTGAGTCAGATAGCTCTACCGCTGTTTCAAAAATTGCGTTCCTGTCAGAGTCTATTGTTATTACAAGCAGTGCTGTAATTACTGCATCTAAGATTGCATTTGCATCTTCTGCTCTTGATGGAGAAGCAACGGTTACTGCTGTTGGAACAGAGATTCTATATGCCTCGACAACAATCTCTGGTCTTGTTATTACGATAACAGTCGGGCAAGAAATTCTTTACATCAGCCCGCAGCCGACCGGTGCAGCAACTGTTCTTTCAGTTAGCGCAATTAGATTTAGCCCAGCGATAACAGAAGATACTCAGCAGATTAGGCCGCTACTTACGATTGATGGTAAACCTTTAACTGAGCACAATAGACTCTCTCAAATAACTCTTGTTGATTCTTTTGTTGAGAATAGAAACTGGTCTGCTTCAAGAAGTCGTTATTACAAAACGGCTTCCCCTAGAAAGAGTTTTTCTATAAGTTGGAGCAACCTGCCTAGCAAGAGAGATCAAACTGTAGATTTTAAGTTTGGTCGCGACAAGATTAGGGAAATAGCATCAGACCCAGATGTTCATACCTTAAAGTTCTTGGAAATTGATTCTAACGGAACGACGCCATATACGGAAACGCAGTATAATGTTATAGTAAAAAGTTATAATGAAACGCTGATAAGAAGAGAGGTCGGAGATGGGTTGTATTTGTGGGACTGCTCTCTTGAGCTTGAGGAAGTATAATGATAACAAAAGATATTTATGACAATACTTTAAGTTCTACATTTGTTTCTAAGACAACTTCTGCTGCACAAAGGCTTAAGCCTAAAGTTGTTATTGATTGGATGGATAGCAGACACCTCACTAACTTAACAGCGTCTTCAGACGATCCACACACAGATACGGCTCAAGGAGAAATTGGTTATTTCTTTGCACCAAAACAGGCTGTAAATGGAATTGAAAGGCAGTCTTACACTTGGGGTGTTGCTGGTGCAAAAGATGCTAATGGAAAAGTAATTCGTGCCGATGGTAGTTGGTTTGCAATGCCTCCTGACAATTCTGAAAATTATGAATTTGGATGGTGGTCCGGCACAGCATCTACTGCTTCTGCTCATTCTACATATTCCGGTTATCAGTTTACATCTAATCCAACCGTATCATTTGAGTTTGACTCAAGAAGATGTAACGTTATAAGGGTTGTAACCTCAGAATACTACGGACAGATTGACACATATCGGTTAACCGTCAGAAGCAACGATGTTGGCGCTCCCAATCCCATCTACAGCGAGATCGCCACTATAGCGGATGGTTCCTATTATCGCAATCACATAATTGCATCAGAGGATTCAACTCAAACTGTTTACAGGGTTGAAGTTGAAGTTTTAACAACCAAAAACCCAGAGGACTATGCAAGAATACAAGAAGTAAATATTCTCTTAAAGAATGATATTTCTGATTATGTTATTGAATATAATGCTGAAAAGACTAGGGATTTACATGAAACGAGTTTGCCTATTGCTGGTACCACTTCTGGTTCTTTGAATGTGACTCTTGATAACACTGAGAAAGAGTTTAATCTTATTGGAAACTCTGGAACTTATGGCCCCATGATGAAAAAAGATCTTAAAGTGTATGCTACTACTGGATGGCAGATTCAGAAGTACAGTGATCAGTATGTGGATAAAATCCTGTCTAGTGGTATCTCATCTTCTGCTACTTCAATAACTGTTAACAATGTAGACGACTTGCCGGATGGTGGTGTTGGTAACTATTTTGTAATGACAATAGATCCTGGCTCTTCTAATGAAGAAGTAATTCTATGTTCTGGGACAACTGGCACTTATCAAATAGATGTTAGCCAGAGAGCTTTTGCCAATACAACAGCAAGATCTCATCTGGCTGGGGTGACGGTGAGATTTGATACTTTTGAATATCCCGCTTACACAGAGGTATATGTTAATGAATGGAGTGCTTCAAGTGACTCCATGACGGTTTCAATTTCAGCAATGGATTGGTCAAAGTTCTTGTCAGAAAAAATTGTATCAAAAGGCTTCTTTATGGATACAGTTACTGTTCCAGATGCTTGTGAAAATCTATTAATGATGTCAAACTTCCCTAAAGCAGATATTGATAGTCTTAATAGATTTAATCTTACTGCTAAAAAGAGTGATGCAATTTTACATTTTGATTTTAATGAAGAAACTCGCGATAGATCTGGAAATATTATTACAGTTTCTAATGGGCTTAGATCGAGATTCTTTGCCATGCCGTCAGATGCACTTGATCAGGTAAAGGATATTAAAGCCGATGCCTTAGACAGAAAACTATCGGAACTTGAAAAAGCACTAGAAATTCCAGTATTTATATCTCCTGATTTTGTTGACAACTCCTCTGATATATCAAGCAATACAAGCCTTGCAATAGACCTGCAAAATTTTACCTTTACCAACAATGCTTCTGAAACAGTTGATACTTATTACAACGGAGTTTTTGATGGTTTTTACATTCCAATTGAAACTGGTGATCAAGTTCTTTCTATTGACATCGCTCATGGCGGAGTTCGTATTTATCTTGATGACAACCTTATTCTCAATGAATGGCGAAATCATGTGACAAATCCGTCTACACCTGAAACGGTTCAGTCTAGTATCGTTAATTTGACGGCTGGGAAGCCTTATAAAATTAGAATAGAGATCTTCCATACCAAAGCTTATGTTTCTGGTGAAGACTTTACAATGTTACTTGAATACCAGTTGTCTGGCGGCTCTGTAGCAGATGTTTTAGCTTCTGACTGCAAGACGGTTGCGGTGCTGGACAAAATCGGATCTCGGGATGCCTCTTTTGCAGAACTGACTGGCGGAAGCCCAACTGCTGATAGAAATAAGCAGTCTAACTATGGCTTATATCTTGGTGGCGGAAACATTGGTCTTGATGGCGGGATGGCTTCGGTAGCTGAAAACTTCTCAGCCCTTCTTGGTGGTACAAAATATATTAGACTTCCTTATGATGACTCTTGGAATATAATGAAGTCTTCAACTAATAACTATACTGGCGAGTGGGCTTTTGAGTTGTTTATTAAGCCCACAGGGGCTTTCTCTGGCGATGGGGAGTATTTAAGTAACTGGACCGGCGCTTCCCCGTCCTCTGGCTTTGAGTTTTATTCAAATTCTTTGTCAAATGGTTTCAAAATAATAACGTCATCTGGTACCGAGTCCGTCTCATCTGCTACCGCGTTGTCAACAAGTAGTTGGTCGCACATAGTAGTTACATATAATGGTACAATTTTATCCTACTATGTAAATGGAGAATTAGAAGACTCTACAGCTCTTTCTGGGACGGTTGCAGACTGGTCGTCGTATGATTTAACATTTGGTGGCAGAGGTGCAAGTTTTGCCTTATTAAGTGGAGAAATTGCTCCAGCAACTATTAGAGACATATACTTTGATCAATTCTTAATTTACAGAAAAGCATTAACGGCTACTGAGGTCGCAAATAGGTACACTGAGACTCAGATGAAAGAGTTGACTGTTTATCCATTCTTGTATGGAAACGAGTCGTCTATTCGCGATATTCTTGATGAAGTAACACTGGCTGATCTTGGTCGATTCTATATAGATGAAGAAAACAAAGCACACTATGAACACTATTATAGATTTTTTGAAACCACAATTGACCAGCACGCAAATACGCAGCTGTCAATCAATGACAGCAACGCTATAATTAATGCTGAGTATAACTCTCAATTACAAGCAAATAGGGTTGTAGTTAAAATCGCTGGACTGTCTTCTAACCTTGTTGGAGTACAAGGACTTTGGAGAGCAGACGACCCCACCACTCTTGCCGTTGTGAATCTTGAAACTGGCATCAGCGCCTCAGATACTAGTATATATGTATCAACAACTACAGACCCACCCTTTCCCAAGTCTGGGTATTTGGTAATTGATAACGAAATTATAAAGTACACGGGTAAAACACCAAACTCTTTCTTAAACCTTGATAGAGCAAAGTTTGGGACAACGGCTGCTTCTCATACGTCATCAACCGCTGTGAGAGAAGCAAGATATTGGGACTTGACTTACGACAAGGCTCCGGCCTATCAGGTTAAAGATCCATTTATTACTGGCATTCAGTTTGAAAGTCCTAATCAAATTGACATACTCAAGTGGGTGCCAGGAAATTACGGTGCAGAGCTAATTATTGCTGCTAACTCAAATATTGATAAAAACACCTTTATCTTTGCTGAGGGTACAAACCCACTTACAAATAAAGTTGCATTCACGGCAATTTCTGGAATACCTGTTCTTTTAACTGATCAATCAAGTCAGATTAAAGAACAAGTCGCTGAGTTAAGTGACAATATAAGGCTATACGGTCTAAAAGAAGTTGTTATTGAAAACATATTTATTACAGAGTTTGACCACGGTCAGAAGATCGCAGACTTCATTATTGAGAAAATGAGTACACCTGTTCCCATTTTGAATGTAACTACAATTCCTACGCCTAGAGTCAAAGTTGGGGATCGCATACGTATAACAAACATGGATGCTTTTGATATAATTAATGGAGACTTCTGGGTGGTTGGTAAGAACTACACCTACAGCGACTCACCGTCTCAGAATATGGTTTTAAGGAAGGTTGTCTAATGGCAAGAACATCAAGCATTTCTTCTACCACTCCGACCTCGGAGACGAATATTGCTTTCTTTTCTGCTGGCGGACACAGCCATGATGGTTCAAATTCAAGTTTAATTGACGGAACTAAGTATTCTGTATTTGATTTTGATCAAGGCTTTATACCATCTAATACAGAAAGAGCACAGCGTCAACAGAGAAATAAAGATAATTTCGATGATCACGTTAGAGATCTTCTTAGAACTGCCGGTATTGAACTTGCGGCTAACAGCATTAATGCAACAAATATTATTGCTGGGTCTATCACTGCAACTGAAATTGCCGCTAACACTATTACAACCAACGAGCTGACCTCAGACATCCTTAAATCTAGTAACTACTCGTATACGTCGGGTAACTTTTCAAATGCTGGCAGTTTCTTTGATCTTTCTGATGGTGCTATAACTTCAGAAAACTTTTCAATTGACAGTTTAGGGGATGCTTATTTTAGAGGATCAATTACTGGTTCTACTATTCAGTCTAGTACGTTAGAGATTATTAAAGCAGTTGGTGGTGATAGAGTCTTTATTTCTGAAGGGGGTGTTCTTCTTGCCGAAACTGGTGGAAATAGTGCTCCTATTTTAAAGTTTGACACTAACAGTGGTAGTTATACTCATACAATTTTGTCTGATAAAAGACTAAAGATAAGTTCTGGTGGCAGTGGTGGTGTCACGCACATTTATATTGGTTCGACTACTGGTGGTGGTACGCAGGGACCGGTGAACTGTGTTGCAACTGACTTGCAGTTAAATGGTAACAGTGTTGCTTTAAACTCTCACAATCATAGTGGAACATACGCACCAGTTCATAGCCACCCCTATCTTTCAAGTAGCGGAGGAACGCTAAGTGGTTCTTTAACTGTTAATGGTAATTTAGATGCTGGCATTTATAACAGAAATATTCAGAACGGAACAGAAAGATCTTTGTGGGTAAATAGCGGAAATCAAATAGGATGCCAGTTGTCTACCTATAAAGTCAAGCAAGACATTGTTAATTTAACTTACGGTCTTGAAGATGTACTAAAGATGCGACCGGTTCATTTTAGATACATAAACTCTCCACATATAGCAAGAATCGGTCTTATTGCTGAGGAGTTAAATGAGATTGTTCCAGAGTCGGTTGTTGACGACCCAGACGATCCAGACTTCCTCCCATCAATTAATTATGACAATCTTGTTGTGCCTTTAATTTCAGCGGTTCAGCAATTGTCTCGTAAAGTTGATGAATTACAGAGTCAACTTGACTCTCTATCTTAAGAAAGGATAATTATGTATAATGTTATTGTAAGGCTTATGAGTCAATTTCAATCTATACTGACAAGAGTTCTAGCAGTTTTTGCTGCTTCTGCACTTAGCGTCATTGGCGCTGGTGCTATTGCCGGTATTGAATTGTGGAAAGCTGCTCTTATGGCCGGTATTGGTGGCACTGCTACCGTTGTAGAAGCCCTTGCTAGAGCCTATATGGACGATGGAGTGCTTGACAAAGACGAAATCAACGCGGCCTTTAGAAAGGTTGACAAGCGTTCTACTTCGGAAACCTGATTAGTGTATAATATTAGGTAGTATGGCTTACGAGAACTATAACTTTGTGTCTTGGACTACTGGCACGCCCATAACTGGCGAGCGTCTTGCCCAAGTGTCTACTAATATTGAACAGGTCAAGGATGCCACTGATGACAAGCCTCAGGGTATTCTTAAACTTAAGCAAACTTCTACTAACAGTAGCACTTTTAGCGACTTTGATGAGCATGAGCTTATTAAGCTTGCTGATGAGTCAGGCAGCAGTGGTCCAGACAACAGAGTTAGTGTTGATGGAAATAGATATTATAAGTTAGTCTTAAACTTTCCTGGTTTCCACATTAAAGGATCGGGAATGGAAGACTCTACTTATAAGATTAGAGTATACTCGGGCACATTTGGTTCAGCAAATACACTTGTAACCACATGGTCTGTGACTCCTCATACTTTTGATTTCTACGACACAGCTTCAACGCCTGGTACCACAAGTACGACTGTTAAGTCTGTTGGTTACGATTCTGTAATCGGTACAGGGACGTACTCTTACGTACTGTCTTCAACAAGTTCTGGGCTTACTGGTGAGTCATTCTTTGTTACTGTTGATAGAGATGCTGGTTCAGGAACTTCAAATGCTCCTGACTACTTTATCCGTGCAAATGTTTCCACCGTGCAGTTTTATGTCGAAGATTCTGGTGGGGTCTGATAGATAATTAATGTCTCTTGTCTCTCAGCGTAAAGACATTGAATGGAAAGAAGGTCATCCTTCAGGAAAGTTTAGCGCTAACTTTAATGGCGGTAAATATATTGATGATAAAGGATATGTAAAACTTTTACGTCCTGATCATCCTAAGAATATTCGTGGCTATATCTATGAGCATAGAGCTGTGATGGAAGCCTATCTTGGCAGGATGCTTGAACCTTGGGAAACCGTTCATCATATCAATGAGGTTAAACTGGATAATCGGATCGAGAATCTGTTTCTGTGTACTGTCCCAGAACATAGCGCTATTCACAGAGAAGGTAAGAGGCCATCAGAGGCTCATCGTAATAAAATGCGTCAAGTAGCCCGTGATAATAAGCCTCACTTAAAGAAAAGAACTAGGCCCATGAGAGCGCCTAGAGAAAAATCTGTTTAACGCCCACACGGCCCCTGAAACCTGCTACCATGTGTACACTGTCCTATACGCTATGGGAGATAACATGAAGTCATGTCAAGCAGAGGGGTGTAACGTTGAGTTCACACCTAACTCGTCTAACCACAAGTATGCACACACTACTTGTCGCAAGACTATAGATAGTCTTGGGATTTGTAGATATCGTAAAGAGAATGGATTGGTAGAAATGCCTGTAGATGTTACATCAGGTGAGCCACCCGAATCAGATGCTGATTTGCGTGTTGCTTACTCAAAATTATTAAAAGAGTACGATAAAGTTAAAACAAAGAAAGATGATCTTGTCGATGCCCTTTATCGTGCGGCTCTGGAAATGGATGTCAACCAAAAGGTTGCTAAGACTCCTGCTCCTCCAAAAGATAAGAGGAAGGGGAAGACTGAAGAAGTTGCTGTTGCTGTAATTGCAGACTGGCAGTTGGCAAAGGTTACCCCTGACTACAACTCTCAGGTCTGTGAGGAGAGGATTGAGCAGTACGCTCAGAAAGTTATTGACCTTACAGAAATTCAGCGTGCTGATCACCCTGTCAAGAAGCTGCATGTGTGGGCTTTAGGTGACATTGTTGAAGGTGAACTTATCTTTCCTGGCCAGTCCTTCTTGGTAGATGGCGGACTTTACAGACAGGTTACAGTTGATGGGCCTCGTATCATTAAAAATTTCCTAACAAAAATGTTGGAAAACTTTGATGAAGTCGTGTTTACCGGCGTAATCGGTAATCATGGAGCCATTGGTGGCAGGGCTAGGCGTGACCATGACCCTGAGACAAATGCTGACAGAATGCTATATCGTATAGTACAATGGATGTTTGAGAAGGAAAAACGGATTTCTTTTAATATTCCAGACGGTCGGGGTGAAAAGCATTGGTTTGCAGTCCCGCAAATTGGAAACTACAGAAGTCTATTATGCCACGGAGACCAGTTCAATGGATTATCCTCTTTCTACTCGTTCCAAAAGAAAGTTTACGGGTGGAAGGTAGGAGCACTTGGGGAGGACTTTGACGATGTATACCTTGGACACTGGCACACGCCAACTAAGATGACATTCAACACTATCCAAGTAAGAGTCTCAGGCAGTCCTGAATCTACAAACACCTATGCTATGGAAAGCCTAGCGGCTATCGGTAGGCCATCCCAGCCTTTGATGTTTGTTCACCCTGATAAGGGTATAGTCACCGCAGAATATAACTGTTGGTTGGACTAAGGAGGAAAAGAAATGAATTTATCAGCGGCACATAAGAGGCTTATTGCCTCATACGGACGTAGCGTTTTAGGCGCTGCTCTCGCAACGTATTCCGCAACTAGCGATTGGAAGATGGCTCTTAACGCTCTCTGGGCGGCTTTTATTCCTGTTGCTATGAGGTTCCTGAATCCTGCCGATCATTCGTTCGGCAAGAACGCAGACGCCTGATTGAAAAATTAATGTAGATAGCCCCTCTGCTTGAAAGACATGGTAAAATAATCATATGGATATTAAATCCAAGGTACCGTTAAAATGCTCTTCTTGCGGAGGGGCTAAATACATTGATGACCCGTTCTTAATTCACGATACATGGTTTGTTGATGTTGTCTGTCTAAGTTGTGGCCACTCTAAAGATATTGAAGTGGAAAGGCTTAGAGAAGTTCTTTCTTCGCTTGAGAAAGCGAGTAAAAATGTTAACTGACAAAATTATTACTAATAAGATTTATATGTATTCTGGATCTCTTCATAAAGTTAAGAAGGTCCATAAGTCAAAGAAGCAAGTTGTAATTCAAAATATGTCTGACAATTCTGAGACAGTTCTGCCCTTGGATGGGGCAGAAATTCTTCTTTCACGCCTCTACACCATTGGGGAAGTCGCTAAGATTGTACAGCGCAGGTCCGATACAATTCGAAAATATGAAAAGCGCGGACTTATCCCTAAACCATCACCAGTAGGTGAAGAGTACCCTTCTTATAAGGCATGGAGATTTTATAAGACAAGTGAGGTGCATGAGATTCTTGACTTCTTTTCCGAAAGAACTCCTGGGCGACCAGTTAAGAAGGAAAAGGACGTTAAGAAGCAAGTAAACAGCAAGATTAAAGAACTTAATCAAAAAGTAAAACTAACTAACAGGAGTTTTGTAAATGCAAAGTGAAGTAGAAATTTGGGCATCTATCGGTATTACCAAAAATCTTGGTAATTATGAGTCACTTAGGCTTGACGCAGGTGCTAGAATTAAAGCATCGTCTGAAAATGACGAAAACGCTTGGGCTAATCTGTGGAGTGCTGTAGACGAGCAGATCGAGGCTAAGCTTCGGGAGTTAGATAGTGAGTCAGGACAATGATTGGGGACATAAGGCCCTTTGTAGAAGAGACAAGTTTCCTGAAGCATGGACTTCTTCAAGAAGATCCGACATGGAGTACGCTAGGCAAGTTTGCTCAAGATGCACAGTAAGACCTGATTGTCTGTTTTCTGCTGTTTATGAACAAGAGTTCATAGGTGTTAACGCAGGAATTACAGAGATCGAGTACCTTATGAAAACTTGGCAAGAGGTAGATTGTGAAGAACAAGATAACTGGCGAAGATCTGATAAACTTATTCAAGACCTATTCAGAGAAATACTCTAAACTTTTTATACCCGATTCGCCCCGTCAGGACGATGTGGCTGATAGTCTGGCACGACATTACGACGGTGATCTGCTTACGAAGGCGGTGATGTGGTATATTGAGAGCAGACCAGGGCCTTTCCTTATCTTTGACTTTGCTATTGAGTCAAGAGATATTGTTGAGAAGGTGAAATATGAAAGCGAGGCAAAGTCCCGCTTTCAAGATATCGTAGAAGAAACACGCAAGAGAATGGAAAATTCTTGAACTACGAAATAAAACTACTCAACTCCATTATCGACAGTGGAGAATACGTAGATGCTGTAAACAGCGGGGTAGAGAATGTCTTTGTGGAATACAAGGACGTATGGAACTTTATAGTAGGTCACTATGATGACCACAAAAAGGTTCCGTCTAAGGATACCGTAAAGTCCCACTTCTCAGACTTTGAGTTCTTCAACACACCTGAGCCGATGGCTTATTACGTTGATGAAGCGAAGAAAGAGTCGCTGGCTTTTCAGACCCGTCAGATTGTTGCTAGGGCGCACTCTTTAATTACAGAGTTGGGTCCAAAAGATGCTCTATCTTATCTGATGGAGAATACGTCCAAG